CTCTTATGAGTTCGACTCTAGAATCTCTGCCTCATGCAAGTTTATCTCTACAATGTATTTATCACGCCCACTCAGGCGTTTCACCACAAGTATTCAGATTCATCTACCATGTCCACCATATAATCCATACTAATTTTTGTATTATCCTGGTAGACTTCGTCGCGAATATTCTTTTCAATTAATTTTTCCCAAGTCGGAAAGCCCGACGCCAACTCCTCTACGGTAATGCCAGCTTGTCGCAATCTCTTTAAATCATCATTGTTCAATCGCTTCTGAATTTGCCCAGGCAAATCTGTTACTAATTCCGGAGTTCCGGCTAACAGCTCTGCGTAAAACACAAACAAACGATCATAAGCATCACGATTTGAAGCATAAGTGGCATATGCATGGCCGACAACTGAAATCATCGTATCTATTACATCCCGTGGACGAGGCACTCGCCCATAACAAGCACGAACCAAGTACTCTCTAGACTCACGGAAAGGTAAGAAATCAGGTTGACCTACACCTTTATGGGGATTGTCTACAAATTGATATTTTAAAAAGGTACAACCCCAATTAATAATCCATCCATCTTTGGTCTTTGAACAAAACGGGACGCCATCCTTAACATCACGAATACGAACATCAAAATGCTTCAACATAAAGTCAGCAAAAGCCTTGCCTGAAAAATAATGCGAACCTCTCAACAATCCCTTTCGGTAAAGATGGTCATCCCCATACACGACTATATTGATAATGGTCATTAATTCCCACTCTAACTCCTCTTGCTCTTCTTCTGGAGCATTATGTATTTGCCAAATTGCAAACAAGAAGAAATAAAGCGCCATAATCCATGAGTCCATATGTGAGGTATTAAACGCACCCGAAGGAACTCCACCGCGTATCGCTATCCATATATCTCCGAAAATGCGAGTAATGCGGACGATCATGAATTTAAGCAGTAGTTTAGTAATGCGTTCAAACGAAGGATAGTCCATAGATGATGGATCATAATACTCAAGCATACTACTAAAGTACAGATTAACAAAAGTCTCCCATACTGTCTGATCATAAAGCTTTGCATCACCTTCGACCATCTCTGGGAGAAAACAGTTCTCTTTAGTTATGCCTAAACATCGCGCTAACGTATCAACGCCTCCACGGCTCCATGAGTGACCTACACGGATAACCCATCCTCGCTCCTTCAAATGTCGAAGTGATGACACCATCTTCTCCATCAATATATAGATAGAGGGTGGGATATTAAAAATGCGAACTTTATTTAAAAATGTCTCCCACTGCTCATCACTCATCTGCTTAGCAAACTCCGTAAAAGTTTCATCTTTGGTCGGTGCTGTCCATGGGATCTGTGGCTCTTCGCCCGTTGCCAAGTAATGTAGAATACCAGCCATATCTTGCTCAAACGTATCCACTTTCTTCCCTTTAGGGGAAACTCGGATAGGAAAAGGCACTGACTCCGTAGGCTTAATATTCTTACTTACCCCTTGATTTAATCCGTTTGAGGCACCTAAATACATGTCCATAAATGGCTTAAACGATAATTTTGCCTCTACCTTATGACGAAGATCCACACGCATTTTCCGATACATATGGTCCAACGCCTCACTAAGATACTGCATTGGTGCTCTAGGTTTATCACCAATTGCAGGTCGAGACATAGATAGAATTGCACGAGAGATCTTCTTGGGATACAGATTTGCCATCGCTGACACTACATGAGGTCGGCCGTTAGTCTTACCACAAGCCCAATGAAACATAGAATACTGACGCATACACAGTGCTGCCAAAGATGGCACTCTTGGTGCTACGCCCCAAATCTCTTGCATGAGACGCCAGTCAACATGCATATGGGAAAAAAAATGCTTCATAAACCGAAAATCTGCCCGTCGTAACGCATTCATCACTCTAGGGTCCAACCCATAAAGTGCGACACTATCTGGCCAATTAGGAATTTCTCGTATTGGAGGGGCTATAAGCTTCACAGTTCCACCCGGTCGCAAATTTGCTTTAAAGAATTCTGTCTCCGACACCGTCGGGGGAATGTTAAGCATGCTCTTATGATTCGAAACAAAAGAATTAATTTTTGCAGAAGCTTCTTTGTATTGATCTGTTATCGAACCATCTTCGCCAACCCACTCAAACCCCATTGTCTTATCACTTATTCCCGTCAACGTAATCTTACATCCACACGTATCCGAATGAACGCACCCTTCCTGCGAAAAGGACAACTTCCAGTTCTCTTTCATCTTAGCACCTGCAGTCAATGTCCGAGCTGGAGTACCGTGCAATGAAGGGGTCTGTCTAATTAATCGTTGCAATGCGTAACGAGCGGATACAAAAGTCGATAAGGGATAATGAATTATCGCTACTGGTGCACTCCTATCTCCTAG